ACTCCAAGTCTACCTTTGTACCAACACCACTACTACTACGTGTTTTCATCAACTGTATTTGATAGCGTCCACGCTCACGCATAGCTCTACTTGTAAAAATACCAAACACGTTATCTGCTGTGTTGATCTTACTAATACCACCCGATATATGACTGTGGTCAAATTCAATTTCTTCAACAGCACTACGATTCAACTGCGATGCTGTAATCATCAATATTTCAAACTCACGTGCTAAGTTACGCAGTTCCTCTGACACATACTTGTCTTTGATAAACAAATCACTTGGCGATACTTTAGCACTAACAGGCATTACCAAGTCCAAGTAGTCTACCATAATAAAGTCTGTCTTTTGCCCTGTTTGTATTTCAAGTTCTTTTAAGTATGCTCTAATCTGGTTAACATTGCTCTGTGCTGGCATATACTTAATGCGTAGTTTACCAGACTTTTTACCCACCATCTTAACTTTCATTTCAAGTGTGTCTATTTCTTTGAATATTTCTTTTGTGCTCATGTTTGCTACCATAGCATCCATACGCATAGCACAAAGTTCTTCACTAAGTTCTAGTGTTAAGAACACACCATTAAGTCCTTGACTGATCCAGTTAATAGCAATGTTCTGCATAAACAAACTCTTACCACTGCCCGACCCACCAGCAAAGATGTTTAGCTCACCTCTGTTCATACCACCAAACAAGCGTTTGTCCATAGTGGGCCAGCCTGTGCTGACTTGTCCATTGTTACTCTTAATCTTCATCAGCCTGGCTCTGGGGTCTTCAAAGTAGTCTGTACCCATGTCCTTAGTAAGACTGATCTGCACTGCATCTTTGATTAACTTCTCAACGGGATCATACTCACCCTTTTCAATCATGTCAGCGGCTTTGAGGATAGCACGTTCAAGTTCTTGTCTGCGACTAAAGCCTTCAAACTCTTCCATAAACCAGTTATAGTGTCCTTCACGTACATCTGGAACTTCTTTCAGTTCAACGCCTGTGGTGGCCTTGACCTGTTCCTTTGTAGGCATGGTCTTGTGATCTTCTGTGTGCTTTTTAATAAAGCCAGCCGCTTCACGCAGACTGCGATCAAAGTTTTCTTCATTGAAAATGTTCTGCACACGCACAAATGTTTCTGCGTCCTGCAACATCATCTCTAAAAATAGTTTTTGTATTTCTGCTGAATATTCTTTCATATAATATAATTATACATTAAAAATCTTGAAATTAATATCTTTTTTACCATCTAAATATACCACAGATCCATTTAGGTCTGTTCTATCATAATCTAGTATCGTGTTGACAAACATTTCTGTGCTAGTTTGGTTAGTATCAATTTCCATTGGGTTGATGCCGCAAAAACAAGCACCACCTGTTCTACTAAAGTTCTGCATCATCAAATAGTTTTGATATTTGTTTCCAATGTAGTCTGCGTGATCTATATTAGTGTGTTTATACACAAATGTAGACAGCATCCAGGATACTATTGCTTGTTCATTTAAATTTACAGTTTTAATAATATGATACGGCAGTATTACGCTAACAAAATACTGCTGTGACCAATTCTTTTCTAACTTCCATACATCCGTTAAATTAGTTTTATCCACAAAACTGCTATAACTTAATGCAGATCCATTTTGATTAAACAATATAAAATCTAATTTAGGCAGTTGTCTTAAAAACTTTTCTATAACAGGTTGGTTAACCGTATTCCAGTTAATAACCTCTTGTACCAGTCCCTGCTGTCGGGGCAATTCTGTACTGGTTAAACTGTAGACTGTGAACCCTTTATCTAGTAAGGTTTGTAATACGGTTAATCCCCACTTAGAACCGCAACCTAATAACAGTGCATTCATAACTCTGTAAAAATGTCTCGCCAGTTTACATTAACTTTATCTGCAAACGATTCAAAGAATGGCTCGTAATCCTCTTCCTTGTCTCTTTGTAATTCTTTAAGGCAGTTGTCTAATTGCCCAACTAAGTTTTTCTCGTCGTTATGATTTAAATTGTTTTTGTACTGAGAAATTTTATGTAGGCATTGATCCTTTACATCTTGAGGTAAATTGCGACATTGAATATTTGTATGTCCCATAGTAACCTGATTAATTGTGAAGTCGGTGATACCATACTCATTTCGGAAAAACTCTTGTGTATCTGTTAAGTGAAGTGCTGTTGCTACAAAAAATACACTATTCAACCTGATATCAAAGTTAGTTTCTTCTTTTAAAAAACGTAAGTTATCAAGAAACTTTGCCCAACTAGCTTCACGTCTAATATATTCAAATCTGTTATCTAGTGCGTCGGCGCTGATTGTAACTAATACATTTTCAAATTTTCTAAGCTCAGCAATAACAGGATTGTTTTGTTCAAACATCATATTTGTATTGACTCTAAATGTACAGTTTATCGATTTGTCAAGTTTCCTGAGTAATCGTATATTGTGTTTGATTAATGTAGGTTCCCCACCGCTTAGATATATTTCTCTCATATGGTGTTGCCTACTTACAATCAAATCGATAATCGAGTCTGCTTGTTCATCGGATGTGTGCTGTATAGGCTCTCCCTGTTCTTGTGCGATCGCACTACTTTGCTTTGCCCAACAGGTTACGCATTTTAAGTTACAGGTACTGCTCCAGTGTAAATCAATAGCACTTAGCTCAAAACTGGTTTTATCTGAATAATCTATATCTATGTCTTTGAACATTGGATTATATAGATCACGTAAAAATTTATAACCTGTATCGTTTTCTTGTAGACTGCAGGTCCTACAGTTATAATTGGGAAATTCTTTATATGTATTAGCCCTAACGTGTTGTATAGGCCAATCGTTAACAATTTCACTGATTGGTTTTTCTGATAAATGTCCCAATTTGTGTTGTCCATTTACACAGGTCACAATCTTACCATCCATTTCAACTTTTATGTGGTTCCAAGGAACAGCACAAAATGATTTAGATTGTTTGAATAGATAAAACTTCTTTTTAGGATCCATTAACTGTATAACTTCTTCTTCTTGAGCTCAATTTTCAAACGACTGGTTTCTCTTGCCGCCAATATGCTTTTCAATACAAACAACTTACCGTATTTAACCACTGCTTCATTTAAGTCTTTACAAGTTTCTTGCCATATGGGGTAACTTACAGTCCAACCAAGTTCTATAGCACGATCTACCATCTTACGTCCTGCTGAATCTGTGTCAGGTACAACAATAACTTCACGCTGTAGTCTGTCTATCAATTCTGCTTGTGTATCACTTATCTCACTGCCCTGTATACTAACACCATCTATGCTCATAGCATCAAAGGGGCCTTCAACTACAATAACAAACTTCCAGTCTGCACCTTGTTTATCTAAATTAAACACATAGTCTGCTGGATGGTTACTCCAGTACTTGGGCTTTATAGCACTGTCTAAAGCTCTGCTACTGCTACCTACTATTTGATTGTTATAATAATATGGTATTATTATTCTACGATGTAGATTGTAGGCTTTGTTGTCAGTAAAATAAAACTCATAACGGGCTGTGTCTATAGCACGGCTGTTTAAGTATTCTACCCCAGTAGCGAGTTGGGGAGGAATCAAGCAGTCTGCATCCTCTATCACCCGGGTCATCCACGATGTTAGACTCGTTGACCCGTCAGGTAGTTCTCTCTGGTCGAACCGGATCTCCTCCTCTGGAGTATCCTTGAGCTCTTCCGGCGCTACAAGTTCTTTCAATCTAACAGCGTCAATAACTAAATGACGAACTGTGAGATCATCAGCACCTAACCAGGCTAACAGTTTCCTAAATTTGAAACTAAGATGTCTACCCGGAACAAAACTTGCGGTGTAACCGCAGTTAAAACAGTGATAAGATACTGCACCGTTGTTAGTCTTGATCCCTCCCCTGCCTCTCTTATCGGGAGTTTCTCCATTATGTGTACAACAAACAGCGTTAAACGATACCCAGCCCGTTTGCGTGTTCTTACGACGCACAGGAAGTAATTGCAAGACGGCTTGCTGGATAGTATCTAACATTCAGTTATTATACAGGATTATTTGACTGTTGCCAAGTTCAAACGGCGTAAAATTTGTATATAAAACCAACCAATATCGAATTCAAATTCTTTAAGACTTAGTTTAGCACTAGCAGGATTTAGGTGATGGTTGTTGTGTAGCTCTTCGCCACCAATTACGATACCCCAGGGTACTAGGTTTTTACTTCTGTCTCT